CTGATATTGAGCGCATTGTCTGCAGAATCGCCGTAGGCAAGCTGACTATTGCCTGCGTCATAGGTAAGAGTTTCATCGCTTGTTAGTCGCGTTCCGGTGCGTGCTTGTTGCCACAGGGAGCCCTGATAAGACGGTTGTCGGAACAGGGTTACGGGATCAATAGTCAACCTAATCCCCACCGGACCCTGACCATCGTCGGAGTCATCTCCGAACACACCGGCCCAGCCGTGATGATGGTTGGGATTAGTGAACGCACTACTCTGATAGCTGCTAAATCCGCCAGTGGTGATCTGGCTACCGGGCGCAATACCGTGGATAAGAGATTCGAAGGTCGCGCCACGAGTGCCGTCTGTAGCTTCGCGGTTGGCCATTAACCCGTAATGACCATTGTTATCAAGAATGTGGATGCAGTTTGCGTCATAATCCCTGTCGTAATTGTCGCCGCTTGGGTTGAACTGAACGACGTAAGGGAAGCTAATTTTGATTGCTCCAGGGGCACTAACTGGCTCTCTTGTACTGACTAAGCATTGTGAATGGCGCGTGCCATAGACGTTGTCAGTAATAACGTTGACGCCTTTTGCGACTGCATCGGCTAGTGCAGCAATTCTGATTGTTCCAAGGAAATATAGACCGTTCATCTGAAGATCAACATCACCTCGCAAACGCACCGTTGGACCAAAATCACCATAGCCAATGGAACCCAAGCCACTGCATTTAGGTCCAAACACGCAGTTATTTAATTGAAAAACGCCTTTATCAACAAAGATATTTGCAAAGGAGTAGTATTTATCAAATTGATAGGTCCCGGGAAGTTCTGCATCCATGTAGTTATCCAGAAAATCCTCCATAGAGACTGTCGTATTGCGGTAATCTTCGAGGTTTTCAAAACCGGAATAAATGCTGTTCGGGAAATTAGTAGTATCGTTTAAGGTTTTATCCGCTCCAAGCCAAATAACGCCGTTGCATGAGCCACCTTCGGCAAAAGACAAGTAGCTAGGTCTTGCGGCCATGAAAGAGCGTAAGTTGTTTGAGTTTGCACTAAATTGCAAAGGTACTGCAAAACATGGGGCGTTAAATGTTGCGTCGTAGAGAGCTTTAACGTTAGTTGTAGGAGACGTAGAAGCTGCAGTAAAATCAGCAAGAACGTTGTCTGAGGGGAACTGTGCAGTTGCCCCAATTACGTTGGCAATATGGTTAAAACCAACGCCGTAAGCGTAATAAGGACCGTTGGCCAAATAATAATTGACAGTTTCAGCGGCGCTGTAAACGTCGTTTGCATAAACAGCGGCACGCGCCAATCGAACTGCTTTAGCGCGAGAGGTTGGCGGATCATTAAAGAGATCATCCCCGCTGCGGTCAGGGTCAGCAGTCAGTGTCGCAGTGGTGCCATCAAAGTTGTATTCCGTTCCATTGGTGGCGTTATCAGGCACCACATAAATTGTTGCCGCGCCAGTTCGCTGGGTAAGAACCTTGTTCTTGGTTTTCCAGTAGTTCAAACCGGAAATAGTGACAAAGTTGGGACCTGCGCTGTTTAAGCCGCTGTCCGTACCAGCAGAAGTGGTGCTGTTAAGTTCACTGATACTTGCAATCTGACCGAGACCATAGTTGGTCGTGTTGGCCGCCAACGTGTCCGGGAAGGTGACATTGGTGGCGTTGACAACCAGCGTGTCGTTGATGGTGGTCGTACCATTCAACGTCAGGTCAGTGAACTCAGTTGGCGTATCAATCGTGATGTCGCTAGCGCCAATGCTCTCGACACTTAGGGTTTGACCAGTGGTGACATCTTCCAAACCGCGAGGCGTAACCTGATAACCCTCTTCGTTGAAGCCGGTTGCATAAACGCGACCGCCGTTGACATTGGTGAAGTAATAAGTGAACTTGTTTTGCGGGGACAGTGCCTGCTGGTACGCAGGGATCGACTTGGTGTAATTCAGGTAGCCGGTCCATTCCCAAGCGTGACCAAACAGTCGGATGACACTGGGACGACGAAGCTCCAGGGGCCAGTTGGCTAGAGCATTGGCTGCACCACTTGGGACGTAGCCGCCCATGTCGGCGCTGACGCTGGGGTCCAGTTCGCGGTCAGCTTCAGCTTTAGGCGTAAGGATCGTGTGAGCTTGGGCACTGGTAAAACCAAGGCCGGTCAGGAACAGGTGCAGGCCCAGGTAGTCAGTGGCGTATCGGTACTGCTCTTGGATCAGCGCATCACTGCCCCAGACGGTCGAGAAGTTGTAACCAAGAGTGGTTGAATCTTCGCTGCCGCTGGTGTCGTTGTCAAAGGTGAGGATCGGAGCTTCGTTCTTATAGAAATCCTCGGTGTTGTAATCCGAGGCCATGTGGACAAAGCTTTCTTGCCACTTGTTCGCGTCGAAGCTGGTGTCCTCGTTCTCCTCAATACAGGTGTAGTGCTTCTCCGAACGTTTGACGGTTTGACCTTTCTTGTAAAGGTCGCCGCTGGTCCAGGTGACGGAGGCGTTGCCGCGACGCAGGGTAATTTCGGAAGCGTTGCTAACACCAGTGATCGTGGTGTTGCCGGTGCTGTTGACCAGCAGCACTTCATCCGTACCGAACTCGGAATCAATACTTGATCCGGTCGTGTCGGTCTGAAGCACATAATCCCGAACGGGAAGACGGGCCGAACCAGTGTTGGACAGCTTCAGCGTGTAGCGACGCTGCGATGGATTGCGCGTATCAACAATCCGGCGGATGTAAACGCGCTTACCGACTGCATTGTTTATACCGTCGTCGTTGTTTCCGGGTGCCTCGCCATCCTCGTCGGTAAGTGCGCCCTTGGTGTTCAGAAGATCAGTGTCACCAGTAGACCAGGCGGTTGCAGCAAAAGTGGTCCGCCAATCTTTGCCGAGCGTGTTTTCAACCCAGACGTAGCTGTCCTCGCGCAGGGTGTAGCCGTCGCGTGCCACCAGATCGGGGACACCAGGAACAGTGACGCTCTCGCCAAGAGCATTAACCAGCGTGATGCTGCTAGCGGAAACCGCGCTAACCGTGCCAAGGAAAATGCGGCGGACGTTGTTGGCGAGTTCGCTGAGGTTGTTGGAAACCTTCAGCAGGCTCAAGTTCCAGTCGGTATCCGTCGGGAAACTTGCGGTGCGGTAACCCTCAGAGATTGCAGCGCAACCGCCGAAGTTGGAGTTGCTGTTGGTGATGGTGATTTCACCGCCGGTCTGGGTCCAGTGGTGAACGCCCTGGCCGATGGCAAACACCGACACCTCTTGGATGACGGCTTCATTGACAGCGCGAATATGGAACGACCGGCGGTTGGGATCCATCCGCACATGGTCTGGGCCGGTGCTGACGTAATCGGCGTAGTCAGTAAATGCGCCCCAAGCGCCGCCGCTGTACTTCTCCCAGCAGCTCAGGTCGCGCTGCATGGACACGCCCGTGAACTGGGCAGTCACCAATGAGCGGAAACCAGTCGGTTTTGCACCATCTGCATAGATGCCGCACAGGCCGTAGTTACTGCGGATCGAGCAGTTGAAGATGTACGGGCTGGCAGAAACCGTGGTGTCGGTGTTGATGTCCTGCGAACCAGCAGCGGGCTGCGGACCGACAATCTGGTACTCAGCAGTACGGGTTACGGCTAGAGCGTTGTCGAGACCGCCCGTGTTGTTTGTGCCGCCGAAGGCTTGGCGGATCTTGGTATAGAACTCGTCAAGCTCGTCTTGATCTGCAAAGTGGAAGCAGTCGAGCAGGTGGTGGCTGGCAGTAGAGCCAGCTTTATCCATAAAGGTGAAACCGAAGTAGTAGCCCGTGCCGGTCACCTTGAAGATGGCGCGGCGGTTGCTGGCATCAGCGGCCTCGTCCGCAACGGCTGGTACGACATCAGGGCGGAAGATCGTCTTCCGCAGATCCATGCCGCACAAAGACACACCACGGGGCAGAAGCAAACCGCCGTCAGCGTTGGGGTTGAACTCGGTCAGCTCAGCGTTGGTGGGCTCTTTGTTGGTTGACCATTCGGAAACAGACGATGCGCCAGTGCCGTTGTAGATCGTGGTGACACCCGGCATCAGGACGATGCTCACCAAGTCGTAGTTGGTGATCGGGTTTTCGTAGTACGACTTAGCGGTGATGATGCCCGCTTCGATGATCGCCCGGTTGATCGTCTTGAACGGGCGGGCTTCGGTGTAGCCACACTCCAGACGCTGCAACTCGATTCGCTCAGTCGCAGTGCCGCTGGTGCTGTAGTTGCCAGAGACGAACGTGTCTTTGCCGGTATATGGATTGACGTAAAGGACGTAAGGAGCACTAAGGGGATCGTTGACTACCGCGCCAGGGGCGATTTCAGCTGAACCACTCAGCTGCCGAACTGCGTCGGTCAGTGCCGCAATCTGTGTGCGGAAGGTGGCTTGCGAGCTATCGATGTGATCGAGTGAGCCCGACTGACCACCGCGAACGATTTCCGTCACTGCCGAACAAGCTAAATCTTTCCGTCAGTGTAGGCCGTCTGCTCTTTTGCGGTTAATTCGTGCCCATCCGCAGAGCAATCTCCCCAACCGTTACAAAATTGGCCGATCCAGCAATAACGTCGGTAGCTCTCGTGTTCACGGCAACAGAGGTAATCAAAATCTGCGTCGAGTAGTACAGATCCCCTGGCAGAACGTCTGTGCGATCTTCTGCGCCGTCCACCATCCAAAATTCGGCATCCGCATTGCAACCTTTTTCCGTAAGGAGCAAAAGCTGCATCAATGCTGTCGAATCGTTTTCATTGTTCGCTGTCGGTTTGCGGTCGATGTAAAAATCGATCGAACCGCCGCCACTAACTAGCGACTTGATCGACTCACCGAACTTTTCACCTACCGAAGTCGTGTCAACCTCGGGGGCGTTCATATTCAGCGACCACTGGGACATGTCGCACTGCAGCATCCACAACGCACCAGTCGGACCAGCGTTAACGTAGTAGCGCGGAGTTAGATCTGCGTTGTCGTATTCAGTGATCCAAGCTTCGGGTTCTTCGTAATCAGGAGCAAAGTCACAAATTGAAGCCAGCGTCACCTCGTCTTGAGCGTCGCTGAAGTTGTAACCGCCGATGTCACTGGCGCATTCAGTAATTGCGCTGTTGTATTCAGTTGTGCCAACTGCGGAAATAATTAAAGAGTTGAAATCGACCTTAAATAGCTGGACACGATCTGTGGTTCGACCCAGTAAAGCTGCTGCACGAGTGGAGTAAAAACTGACCTTATCTAGTTGATCGCGGTAGATGAAGTAGTTCTGGCTTGTGGTTAAACCGCACTCCTCTTC